CGAGACGCTCTTGGACTGTCCCCCGTCCAATCACATTATCAAAGTAAACAAAGCCTTGAAGGTGCCGCCGACCAGTTGTCGGAGCAATTTCATCGCCAAATACAATGTATCTACACTTCGTCTGAGAGAGCGCATCCGAATTAAGCGAGAAATCGGTGAAAACCCAGGCTCGAGAACCTCGACCCTGCACAGGTTGTTCAGAATCGTTCGTAAACTCCAGTGGCACTTCATCAGACATATACTACACATATGTTTCTCTTTAAGGCAGTTCCGTTAACGGCCTTCCGTGGCGGTCGAGGCTCGACGGGACACGGCGGGCGCAAGACGCCCGCAGGCTGACCCCTGGCTAACGCAGCGGGGTCGCCTTCTATGTACCCACACTTGTCTTTAAGGCATTTCATGCCTGCACAGAAGGCCTGCACAGAAGTGGCTCAAGTAATACTAACTCTCGCCCCTCAACGGCAAAAAAAAAAGTTGGACACGGGCAGCCCCATTGAGGGGCGGCTGCGTGTCCTCCGCCCTCCCTACCCGGGAGGGCTCCGGCCTTTGCGGCACAGGGTCGGGACGGCTAGCGCCGCCCTCCGGATTACAATGAAATGTTCTCTTTTTTGTGCATCGATAAAAAAATTTAGGTCTGAGCTGTGATGGGAATGAGAATCGTCCCACCAGGCGACTGCACTCCGTAATTACTATCGTTGCGACCTTTGAATGAAATTTTAGCAGTGACAATGCATTTGTACAAAAATTCACCCTCGTCTTGCATAGTCGACGAGATGGCATACTTGGCACCGTAAAAAAGGGTATTTGTATCGGCGAGAGAATGCCACTGCTTTTTGCGAATAACCCAGCCTGTTCCAGATGGCCAAGTTTGCCCAGAATTGGGCGCTCGAGTTACCTGGCTTGGAGAGAGTGTGTTTGGAACCCACGAAAGGCTGCATGGTTTAGTCATCCTGCATTGCTTGCGAGCCGTCAGTAGGGCACTGTCTTCATTCACCCAGGTGAACTCACTGCTGGTTTCTGACCCATACAGACGTGCAAAATAAAATCGAGGAATTGCCTTCGATATATTTGACGCAGATGTGCCCTCGTCTTGGTCGTCGACTAAATAGTCGACTGTCATAGGTAAAAATCTGACGGTTATTTTATCGAAACGGAACATTGTGTACACTCCCCGAAAGTCCGTTACACCTGGTATATTCGAAACACGCCAACACATACTATCAGATATGAACTGATTCTTGGCGTTGGCTAATAGGCAACCCTGAGAGGATGTCGGAGTTTGAGGGGTCGTAGCGACATACTTAAATATCTTAGTCACGACCTGGTCAACCTTGGGTGTGCGAGACTTGGCCTTCGCCTTCGCCTTCTTCTTGTATCGTCGCTTGAGTGTTTTCATCAACTTTCGCCGATAGTACGCCATCCTTTATCGTATATTGCTTGTCTTTAAGGCAATTTTCAATCGTCAGTTCTTCCCCGGGAACATATGTCAATGGGACGACATGGGTCAAACGACGTAAAAATTGGGTGATGGGTTCGTGGTACGAAAGCGCTGGGAATGCTTCTTGGGGAGGAATAACGCTCGTGAAGTAAATAGCCTTTGCAAGGCATTGACGAAACGACCCCTTAATCGGGAGTTTAAATCCGTATCGGTCAGTAAACTGTAAAAGTGTTGCCCAAGGCATCCACCCCTCACGGAAATCGTCTACGATGATGACAGGATGTGCATCGTAGCCGTCAAACCACGAGCCCGTAGCGGTTGCAGTATAATATGCACCATAATTCTCCCTAGCATGGTCTCGAACCTGGCGGGACTTGCCAGTCTTAGGCGAGCCCCAAAACCAGTAAATATCAGGTTGCCAATCACGCTCTTTCTCATAATACCCATACATCTTCTCGAGTGAACGAATGCTATGCATTGAGGCCTGTGTTTCGTCAAGCACGCAGCGAATGGATTTGCCGTCCATCGCATAGTCCTTGACATCTTCTTTGTTGCATTTTTTACCCTGTGCAGGACGGTCGCCGAGTTCCACAGACTTACCGTCCTTCTTGCAATACTTAATGCATGCATCAGGGTTGCTATACATAGGATTACACCAACACTTGCCCACTCCGAGACGCTCTTGGACTGTCCCCCGTCCAATCACATTATCAAAGTAAACAAAGCCTTGAAGGTGCCGCCGACCAGTTGTCGGAGCAATTTCATCGCCAAATACAATGTATCTACACTTCGTCT